TTAAAAGATCCGTCCCTTCCAAAATAAGCGGGACCAACCTTTAAACCCCCCGCCGTTGACACGATTTGTACATCATCGGGGCTTTCCATGTATATTTTTCCGCCGGTTGATTCAAGTGATATGCTTCCCATTGCTTCCATTTTCAATGCCACATCGTATCGTGTGCTGTTGACATATGCTCTGTTAGTTTCTATAACAAACGCAAAGCGTGCCTCATCAGTTTGCGAAGAACCCTTGTCTTGTGTACTCAATCTTGCCGCCACAATATCATCGTTTCTATACGTGCTATATTTAAGAAACTCGACACAAGATTCATAATCGCAGTACTCATCGGCAGTAAGCATTATCGTATTACCTGATATGCTCGTCTTTCCGGGCGTGGTTAAATCCTTGAACGTAACAAACCCTGTAATATCGACATGGTCTGCGTCAATCTTCACGCTTGAACCCGAACTATTCACCGCCGCTACTATTGA